CTCCACTATAACAACAAATGAGTCGTTATAGATCCTGGAGCGGCTTTCACTAGTTCTTCAACCATCTTGGACATTACTTATGCCATTAATACCATCCACTCATAGGGTAGAGTCAAGAACAACGACTCTACACGACGCGCAGGCTCTTACCTATGGTACTCCTGCGATCGGCTATTTACCCGACGGAAAACCTTTCTACTATTGTGCGCCTACGGCCACAAAGTGTTTGGGTCTTGCCAGACGGGGTGGATTCTTCTATTATGAGAAGAGTGGTTATAAAAATGTTCCTTATCGACCGTCAGTTCATAACTCTACACCGCTACCTTATGATATACTTAAATACGTGGATAAATATCCCGTTTTGCATACTAAGGGCCTCGTGATTACTCACGATGCTAGTGGTGGAGGAGCTGATCAATGTGGTCCTACTGTAGCCAATGCTAATCGCTATGGCTCAGATGGTCCTGGTCCAAGTTACCCCCCACTACCTGTCACTACTGCCATGAGAAATCATGTAGTAGCTAAGGCTAATGGGAAACTTGCTGATAAGAAGAGTGTTACCGTCAACTGGGCCAACTTTGTTGGTGAGCAACGTGACTCACGTCACTTGATCTACCAGTCTCTCGATGACATGATAAGAACTGTTCGACATCTTCGTAAAGGTCGCTTTGAGCGTGCCTACAGGCAGCTTTTTGGCAACCCTACTCGTGGTGTTTACGACTATTCCGCTAAACAGTGGAAATGGAAGGGACACCGCGGTAAGCGAGATGCTTCACGTTTATGGCTCGAATGGACTTACGGTTGGAGTCCTCTTGTCGGAGACGTTTACGACGCTATTCAGGATATGAAAAGGAACTCTGTTCCTCTCATCTTGAATGCGCGCGCTAGCGTCATTGAACAGTCAACTACCAAAACTAGTGCGGCCATTTCTTTTGGCCTTACTACAACTGGTTTGACTGCGTCAGTTCCTTTTGATATCTCCTTGAAGAAATACACCAAGTTTTCAATCTCTGTTAACTACAGAGTATTGAATACTATATTATCCGATTTAAACTCGGCTGGTATTGTAAATCCTCTAGAGACAGCATGGGAATTAACGCCTTTCAGCTTTGTTGCTGATTGGTTCATTAACGTTGGTGACTGGTTGCGTAATGCTTCTATCGGTACTGGTCTTCAATTCCTTCACGGAAGTGAAACGACTATACAACGTGTAGAAGCGGTCTCAATCCGGAAATATGCAAACATGCAAGCTAGACGACCCGGGTATCAGCGTGCGTTTGGTATGGGACTCGTTGATTATTCATCTGAGTCTCTCCAAGTCAAGCGTCTTCCTTTGTCATCTCCGCCTAGCATGTCTTTATATATTAACCATAATGTTCTTAGTGTTTCGAGAATAGTCTCGGCAGCTGCTTTGTTAAAAACTTTATTATCAAAGTGGTGACACTAAGTTATAACTTTAACCTTCTAACAATTGGAGGCTGGTATGCCAGCTTTTGCAGCAATTACTTTGGCTGATGGCCAAAGCACCCCCGTCAATCATGTATTCACACCTGTTTCTCTTAACGAGAATCTGGCAGTTTACTATGATCGCTCAAAAAGCGTACAAGCGGAACAACCTTATATGACATTGAAGTTAAACGCTGGACGCTCTGCGTCTGCTGTTTCTCGTCAACAGTCATCGGTTGCTGTCCCATTGTATGACGCGGTGAACGGGAAGGTTATTAACACTGCTCGTGTCAACATTGAAGTGTTGATCCCTGGCACGACAACCCAAGCCCAACGCGATGATATCGCGGCGTATTGCAAGAACCTAACGGCTCATGCTACGTTTCAGGCTATGGTTAAAGCGCCAGAAGGTATTTACTAATACCACTTGCAGTTGTTAATTACCTTTTAAGGAAATCATTATGTCTTTTCAGACTAATCTCCTTCTTTCTAAAGAAGCAGAGCAGGCCTTATCGAAAACAAAAATCAAAAATCAACTCAGGGAGACTTTGTCTAATCTGGTTGACACTGACAACGTATTTGATAATCGACTTAATCTTACATGGTCCCAATTTCGCGATACTTACCTCTACCATACGGTTTTTGATAAGTATGTGACATTGGAAACATCGGACGCTGAAAAGCGTTTCGATGCATGTCTCACAAAGTATTTAGATTGTGAGGAAAGATGCCGTCGTACAAACGAAGTATTTCGTAATAAGGAGTATAAACAGACGAAGTTCCACCATATACTTATGTTGGCACGCCAAGAGTTATCTAATATTCTTGGTCCTTTCGATAAGTCTTATCTCCACGAACATACTGGTTTTGGGCCTGGGTCCACCACTCGATTAAAACGCCCGTTTATTGACGCGGCTTTTAAATTCGAAGGTGTGCCAACAACGACGTATGAGTTACTTAGGGAGATAGGGTCCATATCTGAAAGGATATGGCCTACTTACCAAATATGCTCACACGCGAAGTTTACTACCGTACCAAAAAACGCACTTACAGATCGTCCTATAGAAATACAGAACGACTTGAATGTGTTTTTTCAGAAATCGCTTGGCTCTAGTATTCGGTCACTTATGCGTGGACAACCTATTGGTTATCTGAACATGAGGATTGATCTTAATGATCAATCTATCAACCGTGAACTTGCCCGTGAGGGCTCGTTAACTGGTGAGATTTGTACCTTAGACTTAAGTTCTGCGTCTGATCTCATAGCTTATGAGCTCGTTAACTTCTTAATTGAAGATTCTGAGTGGTTTCATGCCCTTTTACTTTGCCGCATGGGGAGCGTTCAGCTCCCTGACGGTAAGGTTTTAGAACTTGAAAAATTCTCTGCTATGGGGAACGGTTACACCTGGGAATTGCAGTCGGCAATATTTTATTGCTTTATAAAAGCTGTTTCCAGGTACAATGGTAGTAAGTCTCCTATTCACGCTACATTCGGCGATGACATAATCTGTCACAAAGATGACGCGGATTTACTGATCGAAACTCTGCAGTTTTGCGGGTTGTTAATAAACCGCAATAAAAGCTTTATTTCGGGTAAATTTCGCGAGTCTTGCGGTGGTCACTATTATGAGGGTGTCGATGTGACACCTTTTTATATTCGGGGTCCAGTAAAATCGGAACTCGAACTCATAAAATACCACAATCGTCTTTTCGAATGGTCAACGAAACTTGGATACAAAGATGCTAGATGCAAAACTTTGCTAGACAAGCTGCGTAATTACTCGAAATTTAACGATTTTCTATGCCCTGCGCAAGCAGGTGATATAGGATTCAAGACGTGTAGAAGTGATGTTCCTTTTGTGCTCAAGTTCTTTTACAAGAATTGGACAGAGAAAGGGTATCTTGTCAATTGCTTAATTGAAAGACGCTCTATTCTCCACTGGTGTGGAATCGGTTCCTATTGGAAACGACTACATGCCAAGCACGACGAGGAAACATCGGCTGGATTAATACCTTTCGGTACCGGTCGTATGTCGAGACAGAGGCTATTCTTAAGAGAATGGCCTTGCTTCGGGGTATGGTTGTAGAGTTTTTTCTCTCT